CTGAGTTTATCGCCTTACCCTTACTGGACATTCCAGTGAAACCATTCAAACGGTCTCCAATTCCCAACAGGGGACTAGTACCGAAGGAGGAGGTGTTCCCAAGGGCTCTTATAATGTTGTCGAAGGCACCTGCGTTCTATTACAAACACAAGGTGTTACTCGACTCAGCACTAGGCGTCGCAAAAAGTCTTGTTCCCATGATGGAACCAGACGCGATTACGCGGGAGATGTCTGATTTAGACCCTATCCCAGTCACCTTGAATAAGATGACTCAGAATATTATCAATCATGATAATATACACGACGATCCTTCTGATGTTGTATCAGGCAACGTGTCTTTCATTCAAGACTCTGGTTATAAACTGAGGCACATCTTTGTGACCAATGAATTAATTCAGGTCGCTAGTTTGCCTCTTCAGAGCTTTCTTATGAATGAATTGAGGGAGATCCCTCAAGATGCCACCTATGACCAGGAATCTGGTGTAAGGCGGGTGCAGTCGCACCTTAGAAACGGCATGACAACGTATTGTTTTGATCTTCAGAAGTGTTCAGATAACCTTCCACGTTCTTTCCAAATCCAATTGTTTAGACATTTGGGTTTGTCTGAGGAGTGGGTTCAATGGTTTTCTGATATCACTGGCTCCCGATGGGAGATCCGTGACCGTGTACCACCTGTACCCCTTAAATCTAAGGGTCATAAGGCGGGTTTCAGCATCAGACCTGACCAATACCATGGTCGACGCGATCATTCCAGTTACATGCGAATGACCGTTGGTCAACAACTAGGGTTCGGCCCAAGTTTTCCTGCGTTCTCACTGCTTCACCACTCAATCGTACGCGGCTTGATTCGACTCCTCCAATCCGAAGGAGACACCTTGCCATTAGGCTTCAGTGTTCGTCAAGACGACGACCCAGCATTTGATGCCCCTAGTCTGGCAGATTATGTCTTACTAGGCGATGACATCGAGATGGCAAACCTTTGGCTTGCGAGGGCCTATCGTTCATTCATGCGTATGAGTGGAGTCCCGATTTCAGAATCGAAGACTATCATTTCGCCTAAGATCGCTGAGTTTGCGGGTCGAGTCATACTACCGGATAAGGTAGTGTCCACCTACAAATGGAAAGGTAGGTGTTCTGATGACTCTTTCCTCGACATCGCGAAGGCCCTGGGCCCCCGATCTCTAGATCTATTCCGCCCCCGACAACGGTTTATAGCCGAAGTCATGGGATGGATACCCGAACCGTTTGGCTTGGGTTGGAATCCAGAGGGCAAGAGCTACAGTGAACGTTTAAAGTACACTGAAGAGCTGTGGCTTAAGCTTATAGATGAGCGTGACATTCGTGTCCGTCATTACCAACGTAGAACGGTCAGGATGAACCGTATGTTGTACAGTCATCCTGAATATACCAAGGGTTTATCCCTTGATTTACCACCCGACCTGGATGGTATCTCCGTGCTGGTAAAGAATCTTTACCTCTCCTCAAAGTTAGCCATACGGCTAATGGGAGAAGATTGGACTCTCTTTTTACCCAACGTCGACTACCTTGCTCGATCTCTCGATATAGGTGGCCTCAACGGAGTTGAGATTTCAAGTCTCCTTTCTAGGTACTCCTGGATCGAAAAGCTTAGTCAACTGACTACCCTGACCATCCTGGAGCGGAAGCTAGAGCTCTCGCTATAAAACGAC